CGGCTCTGTACCTAGTGGAACGTTTCTTACTACTTGGGTTAACTCAGTTTGCAATAATATAATATTAAGGTATTGCTCTATAGATTGTTACCTAAATACCTTAGGTCTAACACATCTTAAGGCGGAGCCTGAAGATTATATCAACGTTATCAATGAATATGAAGATAACGTTGCGATCATATCGTATGGTGACGATAATGGTGTGGCTGTAACCAGTAAATACAGCTTTATTAATCAAAATACTATGTCTTTATCTATGGAAGAATTAAATTTGACCTATACAGATGAGCAGAAGACTAGTGAGATGGTTAATTTCCGACCTTGGAAACACTGCACTTTCTTAAAGCGAGGCTTTGTTTTAGACCCAAAATCCAAAAGGGTGCTGGCTCCTCTTAGTTTAGATACGATACTAGAAGCCCCTTATTGGTCTAGGTCGGACACGGACCCTACTGCTGTCAATGACACTGTTCAACAGATGTTATATGAATTAGCGCTCCATACTGAAGAGACCTTTAATCAGTATGCCCCCCAGATTATCAAAGCCTCCAAGGAGAAGCTTACTTATTTTCCCACTCAGATCACTTATCGGGATTGTAAGGCCATGGCTCTCTCCCTTGAAGCCTTATGGTAATCAACACCTCGCCCAACTGCGGCTCTCGAAAGGTTCCCTATAATAGATACGTCTTAGGGAATAGGTGTGTATCAATTTTGAGAGTGACGATCTTTTGGGCGTTCTAGACCTGGGACTATTTAGTCCTAACTGATTCGGATAAGGTACGGCAGCCCCGCGAATATCCTGATCACACACCTAGTGGGTTGTGGTTTGAACTTACCACGATACCATGACATTCTCCAGTTCAGCAACCAAGAATCTTCTAAAGACGAGACGACCGCCCTGACTACCAGTCCAGTCGTCGAAAATTCCACTACGTCCTTCATCGAGGATGGTTCAGTCCGAACGAATTCGATGATTTCTGCTCTCCCAGCCACTACAGCTATGTCTTCAACCATGCCTATACAGTCTGAGATTGCAACCTATATGGCCAAGCCACAGCTCATTGCAACTACGAGTTGGACCACTGCCGATGCTGCCAATGCTACCATAGCCACTCAGACTTCAGCCCAAATCTTAGCTAAGGATGTTTATGCTAGAAAAGTCTATGGCTTCCGTAATGTACGTGGCACTATAGTTGTCCGCCTTGAACACAATGCAGATCCATTCCAACAAGGTAGGTTATTGCTCCACTTCCTGCCTCTAACTAAAGTTCAGTCAAACTACTCCTTTTATGCTGCCTCTCACAATTATGACCTGACCACTAAGACGCAACAGCCTGGTGTTGAACTGGACTGTCGTGACTCTGCTTGTGAGCTCCGCATACCATATGTTGCTCCAACACAATGGTATGATTTGGAGACTGGTAACTCAGATTGGGGTACCATTTACGTTTCAGTTATCACCCCGTTGAATATTGGAACTGGAGGTACGACTAACGTAGATGTTTCAATGTTTGTTCATTTCGAGAACTTTGAGGCCTCTGCCCCCGTCTTCCCAAATGCAGCTGGTGCTCAAGTTAAGACCAAACGTATTGCTAAGGTTGATTTCAGACAGCCCGTCGCTCAAAAGTTTTCAACCCAAGGTATGGACGATAGTCTGACCTCTTGGGATGAAGCCTTCGCCTCTGAAGGTCCCGAACCCGAAAGGGAACAGATGAGTAAAGGCATTTCTGGTGCATTAACTAAGGTCGCAAAAGTAGCATCAGTTTTTAATGGTGTTCCTCTTTTAAATTCTATTTCTAAACCCGTCGAATGGGCGGCGAGGTTAGGTTCAGGAATAGCGTC